CGATATAGCCCGATTCCTGACGCCTGCGATATGCAAACTGGTTGCCAGCCGACACGGACTGCGTAAGCAACGTGTAATCGTCAGACGGGTTAGCAATAGTGATGCCAAGGTAAGACATGACCTGCGCGGCAGTTACCCACGTGCATACAGGGTCATTGGCAACGGTGCCAGTCGCCGCGGTTCGCTGAACTCCGTCGGCTGTTTTAGCGTAAAGCACTTGATCGGCAATTGGTACTTGATAGTCGTAGAGCAAATCGCCTTGTGTGTCAATGCCCAAAAACAAATACTGTGGCAATGCGCGCACGGTATATGTGCCGTTAAATGTTGCGTCTACTCCAGCGACCGTGATTGAACTGCCGACTGCAATCTCGCTGGGGGTCAGGAGTTGCAGTACGGCAAAGTTATCAATCAGGTACTTGTTAGTAACTGTGTAAGTAGCCATGGCGGTTAAGCCGCCTTTCTACTAGGAAACGGTGATCTTTTGTACTTGTGTCGAGTCAGCGATGAACGTTGAAACGTACCCTGCGTACGAGAAATTGCGTCCCAAAGTAGATGGCAACTCAACTGACATAAGCCCACGGATCTGCTCATAAAATTCTATTGCTTGAGCTCTTGCTACAACCATGGTTCCAGCGGCAAAGTTGCGGTCTGCGACAAGGTTCAAACCAAATGGGTTGAATGTGTTTGCAACCGTGATGTTTGCTGATCCCATTCCGTTTACACCCATAAGGCCAGATGCTCCCACGTATGGGAATACTGGTCGCTTGTCTGCGTCCAACTGTGCGCCCATTGCTTGCCATACTCCTGGAGCCACAAAGATGTGGTCTGGCAAAAAGTTGGTGTCAAGCAACATGTTGTAAGCGGCGGTGTAAATTGCCGAAATCAACGTTGATGGGTCGTTTGCGGTAACTGACCAGGTTGCACCCGATGCAGCTGCGCCAGCGACGATTGCGTCTGCTGCCACGTTGTCCGAAGCAATGAGATATTCGCCGAGCAAGTCATTCAATACGATTTGGAGACTTGCTGGGTCGGTGAAGTCAACGTCCTGTACTGACAAAGTGACCTGACCGGCAAGAGTGGTTTTGCTGATGGTGTTTGCAGCGATAACCATGGTTGTTGCTGATGATGGGTCAAACTCTGCAGCCTGTGCACCAACGCTTGTGTGCGTGGTGATTGTTGGACGGATGAAAGTTTTTGATGCTCCACCGTTTGGCATTGCGCGTGCGCCAATTGCGTTGACAACTGGGCGGATGAAGTTCAGGTCTTGGAATACTGGGCCAAGAACTGGAACTGGCAAGAGACCAGGTGTGTTGGTGGTTGCGATGTCACCTGCGGCTGCTTGTAGTGCAGTTTGCTTTGACTTGGTGTAGTCGTTTACTGCTGCTGCAACGTTGCGGAATGATTCTCCGCCGATGTGCATTGCTGCGAGGTATTCGCCTGGTGTTGGCAAATCAAATTGACGTTTTGCTTGTGCGAAAATTGGTGCAGTAGGGATGGTTGCCTCGACTGCGGTTTCGTTTACTTCGGACATTTCTGGTTTCTCCTCTACTGGGGTTACTTCTTCATTTAACACTACTTCTTCGGGCTCTTGGTGGATACTCGCTGCAACTTTGGTGATGTTTGCTGCATCGCCAAAAGCGCCTATCGGAACTAGGGACAATTCCATCCAGTCGGCTGACTCAATAATCATTGTGCCTTCTTCGTCATACGAGAACTTGGTCGGATTTACGCCAACAGATACTTGGTCAATTGTGCCGTCCATGGCCATAATCAAAGCGTCGTTGCCAAGGCTGGTGGCGCTGATCTTTGCGCTGAACAACATTCCCTGCTCGGTATCTACGCGCTCCGTCACAATTCCTACGGGCATTTCAGCCGAATGGTAGAGGAACAGACGCGGTGCTTTGCCCTCGACTGGCAATGAGCCTGGGCGAAAGATCACAGCTGTGCCGTCCGAAACTGTTGCCGGCACGTTGTAGGGAACTGCGGTTCCCGAGATGGTGCGTCGTGGTGCGTCGCCTTTGGCGGCGTCAATCGTGAAATCCCCTGCAATTAATTTGATCATCGTGCTAACTCCTCTTGAGTGTTTTCTCTTACAACTACTTCTTCATCGTCCATTCGATCGGCCATGAAGTTTTCTTCTAGGTATTCATCGGCGTCAAACTCAACGTAAGTTCCGCGCGGTAGCACGTTGTCCATTGAAAGCGCGCCAGCAATTGCATCGGCATACAATTTCACACCGAACAGATATAGGTCGGCGCGTGCTTGCTGTGAAGACTGGTACGAGTAAGCGCCAGTAGCAACGCCCACCAAATACGGTGGCACGTTTGCAAGACGCGACATTTCAAGCGCCTGATATTGCGATGCCTCAATCAAAAGCATTTTGTCTGGTGTGCTGTTTGTTTCCGTGTATGTCAAATACTCGTTAAGCGCTGCAGTCTGGTTTGTTGCTCGAGCGGCATTAAACGCGCTAGCCAAATCAGCCAACTCTTGCGCGCTAAGTGGTTCGCCACCTGTTTGCTTAAGTACGCCGGCAGGGATGCTTGACGATGCGTTGCGATTGCGCGCTGCTTCAAGTTTTAGCGCGGTTTCAATTGCGCCTGGTGCCGAGTAGATCATGCCTTGCGCTGGTGACAGGAATTGCACAAGGTTTACAGGGTCTAACATTCCGCCTTGGAAATAGACTTCTTTGGACGGTGCAAACCAGACAGGGCCAGCCATGTCGGTTGTGGTGATTGAGCCTGCTGGTAGTCGAGTAAACGTGGCAGGGTAGCCGTCAGCTGTGCGCGACGTAATGTACCAAAACGCGCGCCCAAACATCATGAGGTCATCAAGAGTCCACGACATGAGAAATTGAAAACTGACTGATGGGTCTGGTCGGCGTAACCAAGAACGTGGAGCGATGTAAATCTTTTCCATTTCTTCGCCGTTCCAAAACTCGTTGTATGAGCGCAGATTCATTGAGCCAATGACCGATGCCATTAGATCGCGCGCACGGTTAATTGTTGGCACGCTAATTGCAGCGTTACGTGCTTCGCCTTCGCGATACGTGTAGTACTGACCAATCATGTTTACGCCACCGTTTTGTGACGAGAACCCAGGCGCAAAACCGCCAGCCGCAGCCGCCTTGCTTGGCGCTGGGCTTATCGCTGCCTTCTTGGTTTTGTTAAAGATCGCCATAGTCCTACTTTGTCATATAAGTAGCAACCGCGCATGACTTATCCGATTCCGACAAAAGGCAAGGTGCGCGGTCGCCGCGTTTATCTTAGTTATTTACCGCGACAAGCATCGGCTTTCCGCTGTTAACTGGACGGGCACACATGCCAATTCCCCAGACCATTGTGCGCGCTAACTCAATAGGCCCAGGTGATCGCTTGCTTGAGAGCACGATCGTGTTGTCGGTGCGAACAGCAACGGCGCGCTGGACATGTTCGGCAAGCAGTTTTTCGCCTGTGTGTAACAGTCGAGCCTCGGCGATCATGTTTTTGGCTAGCGGCGTAAACCGTCCAAGTTCGGCGTACCCAACGACAACTCGGCGGCGCTCAATGTTCGGCGGGCATGTGGCGTCCACGGTCGGCGACAAGGCAAACCTGATCGTGGGGTCTTTGGCAAGTTCTTGGACGTTGTCCCACAGCTCTGTGATTGACTCGGCAATGAATGCAACGGTAACAAGCACCCGACCGTCCGACAAGTTGACGCATCTGGTCGCGCTATATCGGGAGTCATCCAGCGAAGATTCAATTGCCACGACCCCACCGCTTGGCACGTCACCTGTGTATTCCAATGTCGGCCAACGCCCTGGCTCAATCCATCCGCGCACAACGCTTACCCAAAGGTTTAAGGATGCGCGCAAGAATGATGCCCGATCGGGGTTTGTGGATTCTTGTCTAATTGTGTCCATGTCCAACGTGTGACCAAGCGCAGGATTACCCCACGCCCATGACGCAGGATGCAACGGGTCAAGGCTCGGGTCGGGAGACCATTCGGCCATGTACATCGTGGACGGCTCGCCTTTGTCAATGGCTCGAATGCCTGCCTCACGCCAACGCTGAAACAAAACCGATTCTTCCGTGCCAGCAGTACTAAAGAAACAGGCAAGCGGATTCTTTCGTGCGCGCTGTGCCGGCAACAGACCGCCTTCAACCGAGTCAGGGTTTACGTCAAACAACTCGTCAACAATTACTAGGTCAATTGACATACCGTGACCTTGGTTTGGCTTTAATGCTTTGACCCACCATTTGCTGCCGTCTGGCATTGTGGCCTGATAACGGCCGTACGACTTAACGATCTTGGCGCCGTAATACTCCTCAAGGATCGGTGCCAGATCATCAAACAACAGACACGCAAGATCAAGTCTGTGCGCGCCCGATACAACAGTTTGTTTAGTGCCACGTATTTTTGGCATCTCGACTAACCAAGCGAGAATTAGCGCCATGATCACAGTCGTTTTTCCATTTTGGCGCGCCACCGAACAGAGCGTTGAACGATGAACAAAGTGATTGTTCTCATCTACTG